TATTGGCGGTCTAGTGTTGATGATTCTGCGATTTATTGGGGTATTTTGAGGATGGGGAATTCTGGCATTTCTGTTTCGACGATTAGGGGTTGGCAGGATAAAAGGGCGGAATCTGCGATTAAAAAAATGTATACGGAATGTAAAAAGAAGATGATTTTTGGGGTGGTTTTTGAGCCTCCAAAGCATCTTTCGCTGTCTCATAATTCGGGTTTGTTGGTTAAAAAAATGTCTAAAAGTGATAGTGATTTGGCGATTGAGGCGAGTGCTAAAGCGGTGGGTGAGTCTTGTTTGATGGCGCTTAGGTCTAAATATTGTTGTTAAGTTTTGAGGTGGTTGCATGGGTTACAGGTCTGAGTTTTTTTTGAATATGTTGCGGGTTGGTGCGGTTGAGGTAGGTTCTTGCGGTAGGTCTACTGGAATGGGTCGCATTGATCGTGGGGATGTTTGCGCGGGGCTTGGTGTCTTAAAGTCGCGCGAGTCTTTGGCGTTGTTGGTGGTTGCTGGGCTGGCGGATAGCGCGGATAAGGCGCGGTTGATGATTGAGGTTAGGCGGGCGCTTTGTTGTTTTGATTGGTTTGATTCTGGCGATATGCGGTCCAGTCGGTTTAGAGTCCAGCTGCATTCTGTTTTTGGTTTTGCGGTGCGTGATTTGATTTGTGATGTTGGTTTTGTTGGTTTGTCTGTGTCTCATAAATCGGTGGTTATTGGTGTTAGTCGAAAGTGCTATTCTGCGACGTGGCTTATTCGAGAGCGCAATATTTTTCAATTAATTAATCAGTGGTCAATTGATGGTGATAGAGCCTTATATAATCAGTTGTCTAGCCGTGTTGATGTTTTTTAGGTTTGTAGGTGGTTTGGGTATTTTTGTGAAAAAGCTTGCGTTTAGGGTAGCAGTTGATGTATGATTTTTCCCATGTTGGAAAGCTGACTTTTAAGAGTTTGTTTTTGTTGTTTTGATTAAGGCCTGATCTGGTTTCGGATTGGGCTTTTTTTGTATCCAAATTTTATGATTTGTTTTTGCCCGCTTCTGCGGGTTTTTTAGTTTCTGGGGGTTTGTTTTGTTTAAGTTATCAAAAAGAAGTCTGGCGAATCTTGAGGGTGTTCATCCCGATTTGGTGCTGGTTGTGTCTCGTGCGATTGAGATAGCGCGCATAGATTTTGGCGTTAGCGAGGGATTGAGAGGGCAGGCTCGGCAGGATGAATTGGTGGCGGCTAAAAAAAGTACAACTAAAAATAGTTTGCATTTAGTACAGGATAGCGGGTTTTCTCATGCTACTGATCTGTTTGTGTTGGTCGGTGGCAAGGTGAGTTGGGAGCATAAAGATTTTAGATTAGTGGTTCAGGCGGTAATGACTGCGGCTATTGAATTGGGCGTACAGATTAGAGCTGGTGCGTTGTGGCGTAGTTTTCAGGATTCGCCACACATTGAACTTGATAGAGAGTATTACTAATGTTTACTGATGCTATAGAGCATTCTGTTTCGTTTATTACGTATGTAATTGTGTTTTTAATTGGGCTTGCTAGTGCTGTTCTCAACTTCTCACGTCGTGAGTTGTCTAAATTTTCTTTTATGCGTAAGTTTTTGTTTTTTGTTTTAGACGTTTTATCGAGCGGATTACTTGCTGTGTTGAGCTTTTATGCCGTGATTGGTCTTGGCCTTAATGAGATGTTGGCGATTGCAATCAGCGGTATGTTTGCGCATCAAGGTACTCGTGCGATCTATCTAGTCGAATTGATTATTGCAGAGAAGTTGGGCGCAAATAAAACTTTTGATGAGATAAAAGCAACGAGGCGGGAGTAAGTCACAAGGGAGGGGCGGTGCAAATCGCTAGGTTCCCAGTGTAGCTAGACCGCCTTATTAGCGTAATAAATGCGGGCGGTATTTTTTAGGGGGGGGGTTATGCCTCGACGTGCTGGGTCTTTGAAGGTTCGTAAAGTTTTGGCTGGGTCTTTGGGGCCTAAGCGTGAGTCGGCTTGTAGCCGTGGTTATGGTTATCGCTGGCAGAAAGCGCGGTTTTATTTTTTGAAAAAATATCCGCTTTGCGTTCACTGTTCTGCTGAGGGTCGTACTACGGTTGCCACTGATGTGGATCATAAAATCCCCCACAAGGGATGTAAGAAATTGTTTTGGGAGTCTGCAAATTGGCAGTCTCTTTGTAAAAGTTGTCACAGTCGCAAGACTGTTCTGGAAGATGGTGGGTTTGGTTATGGGTGATGCGGCAAAGGTGGTTAATTTTGATCGTTCTGATGTGAGCGAGAAGGAATCAACTGTCCCTGCGTCTGTTTTTAATGCGCCAATCAAGCCTGAATACCTGAGTGACCGCGCTTCAATAATTTGGGATTACTTGGTAGATGACCTCGGAAGAAAGCACGGAATAATCAACGGCCTTGATGCCTTTGTTCTTGCAAAGTTTTGCTCAATCCATGCCAGATGGGTCGATGCTGAAATTGCGTTAGATGATCACGGTATGTTTCAAACCAGCCCCAACGGTTATGTGCAGCAGTCCGCAGAATACAATGTTTGGCTTACGCTGTCGGCTCAAGGTTTAAAGTTCGCAAATAAATTAGGCTTAACGCCACCATCGCGTAAGCAAATTAACGCGGCAGAATCTGAAAAGCAAGATTCGTTCACGGATTTCTAAATCCATGAATAAAAAACAATACGCCCTGCATTGCCTGCGGGCGATGGATGAATACATTTTGCAAGTTTCAACGGGCAAAGTGGTGGCTGGTCGGCTGGAAAAGCTGGCGGTTGATCGTCATTTAGACGATTTGATTAATGGCGGGGCGCGGGGTTTATTTTTTGACGAAGTGGCCGCCGCGCACTACTTTCAATTTTTTAGTTTTTTACGGCACTCAAAAGGCATTTGGGCGGGCAAGCAAATCGTGCTTGAGGGTTGGCAGTGCTTTATATTCGCCATGTTGTATGGCTGGCGAAAAGAAGAAAACGGTGCGCGCAGATTTGAAGAGGCTTATGTAAAAGTTGCCCGCAAAAATGGCAAAACCACAATGATGTGCGGCCCTGGGCTTTACGGCATGATCAAAGATGGAGAGGGTGGCCCCGAAGTTTATACCGCTGCTACCAAAAGAGAGCAAGCAAAACTTTTATTTAACGAAGCAAAAAGCATGGTGCAGAAATGCCCAGAGTTAAAGAAACGGCTGGATGTGCGCATTAACGAAGTGCTCAATCACTCAAACGACGGCAAGTTTGCCCCGCTGTCTGCGGAGGCAGGTACGTTGGATGGGTTAAACCCGCACGTAACCATGGTTGATGAAGTCCATGCTCATAAAAATTCAGATTTATACGACGTAATAAAGTCCGCTTACGGCTCAAGATTACAGGGTTTGCTTATCTCAATCACAACCGAGGGTTGGATTAGAGAGAGTATTAACGATCATTTAAACGATTACACCGTGGGTGTTTTAGACGGTCATCATTTAGACGATGGATTTTTCGGAATCATCTTTACGATGGACAGCGGAGACGACTATTTTGACGAGCAAAACTGGCGCAAAGCAAACCCAAATATAGGGGTTAGCGTAAGCCTTGATTACCTGCGCAAAATGTCAAAGCACGCGCAAAACATGCCAAGCCAACGCGCCAATTTTTTAACCAAACATTTAAACGTGCGTGTAAACGTGTCGCAGTCTTGGCTTGATGTCGATGCGTGGAAGTCCTGCAAAGCTGTTTACAAATTAGAAGATTTAGCGGAATGTACCGCCGTTTATGGCGGGTTAGATTTATCATCAACTGCCGATATTACCAGCCTTGGTCTGATTGGCGAAATGCCAAACGGAACCCTGCGGGTTTACTCAATAAACTGGTTGCCAGAAGACGCGGTAATGCGCAGGTCAAAAGGTGCGCGTGTTCCGTATGACGAATGGGCGCACGCTGGGTGGCTCAAAACAACGCCCGGTAACGTGGTTGATTATGCGTTTATACGGCAAGAAGTTAATCGCGTTGCAAGCATTGTAAATCTTGAGGCCGTTGCATTTGATGCGTGGAACTCAAGCCAACTCGTTACCGAGTTATTAGACGATGGTATTAACATGCTCGCAATGCGTCAGGGTTACAAATCAATATCCCCTGCAATGAACGAGTTAGAGCGCAGATACGTTGGTGGCACATTAGAGCACAACAACAATCCCGTTTTAAATTGGGCCATGTCAAACGTAGTGGCAACCAAAGACCCTGCGGGCAATATAAAAGCAGATAAATCAAAAGCGCAAGAAAAGATAGACCCCGCATTGGGTGTAATCATGGCCGTAGGCGCGATGATTTCAGAGCCACAAAAAGAAGAACTTAACATTTGCATTGGATGATTTATGAAGCTATGGCCATCGTTTTCACTTAGAAAAAAAACAAAAACAACCAGTCCGCAAGAACTTTTAAAAGAGCTTAGTGGTGGTGGTGATGACAGCGTGGCCGTAAATTCAAAAACAGTCTCGCAGTTGTCAACCGTATTTTCTTGTGTGCGCGTTATATCCGAGAGCATTGGCATGTTGCCATTGGCTCACTTTGAGCGTAAAGGCGATGCAAGAAGTAAATTGGATGGTGATCTTTATCGCCTGCTTGCAATAGAGCCGAATGAATGGATGACCGCCCAAGAGTTTTGGGAAATGTGTGGCGCAAAACTGGGGTTTGAGGGTAACTTTTACGCTTTTATAAACTGGTCAGGAGACCGCGTTTTAGAACTATTGCCAATAGTCGGGCAAGTCACTAAAAAGCAAGGAGAGGATTATTCCGTTTGGTTTGAGGTTAATACCAACGGCAAAACCACAATGGTACCGCAAGAAAATATATTGCACATCCCGCTTATGACGCTGGACGGCATAAATGGCGTTAACCCCGTCACACACCTGAGAAAAACATTCAAACTTGCTCTGCAATCAGACGATTTAACCAGCAAGTTTTTAAGCAACGCAAGTAGACCAGGGGGGATATTAACAACCGAAGCAAACCTAAGCAAAGAGCAGATGGTTGAGTATCAGGAGTTGTGGGAAGAGAAGCATGGGGGGGGGAATAATTTTAGAACCGCAATCTTAGGCAACGGTTTTAAATACATACCAACGGCGTTAAGCAATAGCGATTTGCAGTTTTTAGAAAGTCGCAAATTATCACGCTCAGAGATTGCAGGTATTTACCGCGTTCCCCCTCACATGATTGGCGACATGGACGGAGCCACGTTTTCAAACATCGAAAGTCAAGGCCAGTCATTTGTAACTCACTGTTTAATGCCGTATTTAACGCGCATAGAGAATAGAATAAGAAAGCAATTAATCCCAGAAAGTAAGCGCGGGTCTCAATACGTCAAGTTTAACGCCTCCGCTTTAATGCGTGGAGATATGGAGTCTCGCGGTAATTTTTACACAAAATTAATTCAAAACGGAGCGTTAAGCCCTAATGAAATACGAGCGTATGAAGATATGTCGCCCCGCCCAGACGGAGATATTTATCTCACTCCAATGAACATGCTTATAAATGGTCAAAACTTAACCAACCCAACCGACCCAAATCAAGGTACTAAAAAATGAAAAACAAACAGCGTTTAGATTTTGGCTTAAAAATAAAAAGCATTAACGAGGCAGGTGAATTTAGTGGCTACGGGTCCATCTTTGGTAATAAAGACAGCTACAGCGACATCGTTATAAAAGGCGCATTTGCTAAAAGTTTAGCAAGCTGGGCAGAAAAAGGGTTATTGCCCGCTATGCTTTGGCAACACGATGTGCGTGAGCCAATTGGCGTTTACACAAAAATGGAAGAGGACGAAAACGGACTGTATGTTGAGGGTCGCTTATTAATTGAGGACGATCAGCTTGCACGACGCGCCCATGCGCATTTAAAGGCTGGGTCAATATCTGGCATGAGTATTGGTTACGATTTAATTGATCTTGAGTTTAGCAGTGCGCAAGACGCTTATTTGCTAAAAGAGATTGATTTATGGGAGGTTTCCTTAGTGACATTTCCAGCCAACGATCAAGCGCGGGTAGATAACGTAAAAAGTATTTTGGGCGTTGGAGATATTACATCGCCAAGTAAAGTG